GGCATTAACTGTAGCAAACATATCGGTCATTTGCTGGACCGTCATGTACATACCAATGTCATTCTCAGATCCATCGCCCTTGAAAATCACACGGAATTTTTGAGAATTTTTCAAGCCTTCAATCACTGTTTTTGTACGCATTTTGATGTCCTTTAATTAACTGTCTAAGATTGTATTATATACCCAAAACCATTTAATGTCAACCTTCTTAATAAGTATCCGAGTCTTTTAACCAGGGGAATAAATTGTATTGTTGTTCCAAATAACTATTATATGTTTCTACAATACAGGGTTTAATTGGTTCATCAATAAAAACCGATATAGTTTCTAATACATAATCTTTATTATTGATTACATCATAATAGTTTATTGCTATAACTCTATCAGAGTATTCTGACGGTATATTATATTCAGTGCTATAAATATTTGTAATTGGATAAAGTTTGGGTTTTGTTTTTATATAATTTTTTATAGCTATCAATAGTTCATCAACTGAAAAATTGCCCATCGAATAGTTACTTAGATTTGGATTACTAATTGTTAGTTCATTCCAATAATTGGCTACATTACTATCGTTGGGGAATTTTTTATAATGATCTAAATATATCTTGTAAAAAATATTACATTCTATTCTTAATGATGATCTTTTATCAACTTGTACTATAATATTTTTTGCATTGGGAAATTTTTGAAAGATTTTATCCCATTCTGGAATATGATGATCCGCAGTAATTACGGGACCATTGTTTAATACTTTAATTTGATTAACAAAAGATTGATCGGGGTCATGTAAGTTATAACATAAGAATCCAGTTGGGTTTTCAGATTCTAATGCAAAATTAGAGTTATAGTTTAAAATTAACTTGCTCCCATGAGCATTTATTCTGTTTAAGTATGAAACAGATTGATTGCAATTTTTATTTGCAAACAGTATTAAAATATCTTGTAAGAATGTTCCAGAACACCCAGAAAGATAATTAATATGATATAGTTTATTATCGTATACCATTATGGGCGTTTTTTCAATACTGAATCTGCCAATCCATACTGTACCGCTTCAGTTGCACTCATAAAGTAATCACGTTCCATATCCTTAGATAGTTCTTCATAGGTCTTACCAACACTATTGTGGTCAACATAGATTTGAGTAAGAGATTTTTTCATTGCTAGAATTTCTTTAACTTGAATTTCCATGTCAGTAGCCTGACCACGTGCGCCACCACTTGGCTGATGAATCATGTGCCTTGCATTGGGTAACATATAACGCTTGCCTTTACTACCAGCTTGTGCAAGTAAACTACCCATTGAGCAAGCCTGACCCATAACAATAGTCATAACATCGGGCTTAATAAATTGCATACAATCATAGATTGCCATACCAGCAGTTACACTACCGCCTGGGCTATTGATATAGATACTAATATCTTTCTCTCCTTCACTTTCTAAGTAAAGCAATTGGGCAACAACTAGATTTGCCATTTGATCATGCACTTCGCCCTCAAGCAAAATTACACGGTCACGCAACATGCGGCTGTATATATCGTAACTACGCTCACCTTTGCTTGTTTGTTCTAAAACCATTGGTACTAAACTCATATACTTCCTTAAAATTGTAAGTATAACAGAAAGTCTAGATAGTTACAACTATTATGGTTAACGATTTATCCAATCTCTGTTACGATAGGGTTTACCATATAACGCATTTGGCAAATATCGCACAACTTTTTGCTTTACTCGTTTTATGATTGGATGCTCATGGTCGTGATTGAATGCTTTTAGATATAATCTCCAACTGTTATTACTTCCACGCAGTCTTTTTTGATCTTTGTTTAGATATTCAATTACTTTGTCCGTATCATTTTTGAATGTCCATAACAACTCACAGGCTATATTAAAGCCATATGCGTCAATTTCATCACTACATCCCAGATAAGATTGTTCTTCCCGCTGTTCTGTTTTTTCTGCGGAACTTGCATAGTCTGGTAATTCTTTAAAGTTCCTGCGCCGATATTGTCGCATGTGAATTAGTTCATGCATTATTGTATGTGTAATAGTATGACATGATTTTTTAAAATTGTCTGAAGTAATCTTAATTGAATTTTCTTTACCCTTATAAACAAGTACTAATTCAATTGATTTTTGTTTTTGTTTATCTAATTCACTGTAGTAAGCGCCACCAACCCAAATACAATTGTTTTCAACATCATCGTTTCCCCATTTTTTTAATTTAATAGGAATATGTTTCTTTATATGATTCCCCAATGTTCTGTGAAATTTCTCTACAGACATTTCGTTGTTAATTACTTTGGGATGTAGTGACCAAAGATAATCATTTAATTCGTAGCGATTTAGTGAAGACCAGTCAAATTTCTGTGCTGCCACGATACTCTCCGATTTATTTTCGTTTAGTCCTTGTGCCAGTCTCTCTTGGCTTATTAACAGGATTAACAATGTTCTTTGCTGCTGACGCTAAATCACTGCCAGCACGTTTTGCTCTACCTATCATTGAAGGTTTTTCTTCTTCATCCTTTGATACACCTGAACCTTTATCTATTTTGAATGTATAGTTACCTTTTATATCAGTGCTATAATATGTTTTACCTGCTGATAGATAAACACCCTTGATACTTTCGCCCGGGTAAACAGTATTGAATTCTTGCAGTGTCCATTTACCTTTGCCTTCACTTGCTTTGGTATACATCTGTACCAATGCTCCATTGTTTAATATATCAGCAGCAGCTTTGCTAAATTTTGTTTTATCGTTTACTTCATCTGCTGCTTTGTGTGCAACTGCTGCCATCAAGTGATAATATAAGTTTACATTATCAGGATCTTTTGTGCCACGTTCTTGTGCCAATTTTAATAGATTTGTACTAAGTCCCAATTGACCAAGATTATCCATACTGACTGGACTTAACTTCTTAAATGCTCTAATCATATCAGCATCATCTGGGCTAATTATTCCATAACGTACCCCTAACATTAATGGTGCGCCTGCTTGCCCAGCATCTTGTATCTCACGTAACAAGTCAACTACTTCTTTATGTTTGTTTAAGAATTTTTGACCATCGGGTGTTTCTGATATCTTATCAATTTGATCAATTAAATTACTTGCACTTGCAGTAGCACCCTTTCCACCTTTTGTACTAACTAATACACTACGTCCATCTCTAGTAGACATAACGCTATCACTTAGTCCTGCTGTTTTACTAGTATCAAAACTAATTAATGTTTTTTGAAATGAACCACCCAAAAACTTGTTTGCTGCCTCACCTGCATTGCCAGTGTATTGTCCCATTTGCAATGCCATGGGTTGTAGTATCTCACAAAAATAATCACGGAAAGCAGAAAAACTAACTCCTTCGGGTGCATCAAACGACATTGGTAATGGTTGACCCATTGCAATATTGTGTGCTACAGCATACAATGGATTGTCTGTTCCTAGACTGCCGGCAAGTTGATTCATTATACCAGCGATAGTTAAATCAAGTTTATCAGTTAATAAATCCTGTGGACTTAATCCTGCATCTGCTTTTGCGGCTGCCTTACCACCAAACTTATATGTTGTTCCATCTACGGTAAATGTATTTGATACCTTATTGTCAGTTTTTGATGGTTTAATTTCTTGTAGATATTGTCCTATAACAAAGTTACCAAATGAAATTAGTGCAAATCCACCTGTACGTCCTGAAAGACTATTTTGCCATTGAATATTTGGTACTTGTTGTTCTATTTCACCTAATGCCTGTTCTAGTTCTTCGGGAGTATATTTGCCGCCGCCTTCGGGGAAGAATTTAATATCGTTGAATATTGCCTCATCCCCGTTTTCGTTTTTAAAAACGTCGCCTGGTTTACGTCCTGCTAACCCAGTGCTTTCAGTTAATTGTTCAATGATATTAATAAATTCACGCATAGTCTAGTATTTATCTGAAGAAAAAAATATAAAATTCTTACCCGATAGTAAATACAATGAAGGAGAAAATTATGATCAAATTTCTAAAAAGTCTACTTGGGATTGAATCCCCGGCCCCGGTAGCAACACCCGCGCCAGTCGCAAACACTGTGCCTTATAAGGTTCCTGAGCCAGCTGCAACTACACCGATTCCATTGGTTCCAGTAGTAGAAGCAGCACCGGTTGTAGTAACTGAAAAGGCACCTGCTAAGCCAAAAACTGCAAAGCCTGCCGCTGCTAAAGCACCAGCTAAGCCAAAAGCAGAAAAAGCACCAGCTAAAGCTAAAACACCGGCAACAAAAAAGCCTAAGATTAGCATTGCAAAGTAATGAATACGATAGGGTTTGACCTAATTAGTGACTTGAATCTATCCCCCGAAGATAGTTTCAATTGGGAAGGTAAAGCAACTAGTTTATACTGTATAATAGCAGGAAATATTAGTGAAGATTTACGCACTATTAAGCAAACTCTATCTCATTTATCTAAATTCTATCAGGGTATATTCTATACTCTGGGTTCATTAGAATATCATAATTCACCTGATATTCATAAAAGAACTGAAGAAATACATAAAGCCTGTCGCAATATTCAAAATCTAGCATTGATGCACCATCATGTAGTTATTGTTGATGGTATTGCTATTATAGGCGCTAACGGATGGTATGGTGATACTATTATTGGCAATGAAGAAGTACACGCAATGCTTGAAGTAAATCGCAATGAAGATATACTTTATCTAAAAAATACTATAGAACGACTACAAAAACACCTTGATGTTAAAAAGATCATGGTTGTTTCAAACTCAGTTCCCAGTATAGATTTATACTTTGGCGAACATCCAAACTCACTTGACACTCAACTTAATTTAGGTATTGCATTACTAGCAGATACTGAAACTAAAGTTTCACATTGGGCATACGGCACATATGAAAAAGTAGTTGACACTAGTATTAATAATATCAACTACATTAATAATAGTTGTTTCAAAAGAAACCCCTATTGGTCTAAACGAATAGAAATTACAGTTTAAGCCTCAGCTTCAACTTTCACTTGTAACGGGAATCCTTGACTACGTGCATCAAGTGTAACCTCAATACCCTTTTGTTCTGCAATTTCATAAGGTAGTACAGCAACTACAGCACTACCCTCTTCGTGGATATTGTGTGTAATTGTCTGTGCAGTATCTTGGTTGTAATTAAAGTAATCAATTAAACTACCTACGACAAATTCCATACTAGTTACATTATCATTGATATAAATGATTTTGAACAATGGAGGCTCGGCCAATGCTAGATTAGGCTTGATTTTAATTTTTGTTTCTGTTTTAGACATAGTAGTTTATATTGTTAGTTATAAAAGTGTGCAGCCACTGTGACTGCACACATAATGCTATTATATTATTTAGTGTAACTAATAGCAATAGACTTGGGCTTTTGTTCTTCAGGAATTTCACGTTTTAAGTGAACATTAAGAATACCCAATTCTAAATGAGCATTTTCAATCTCAACATGGTCAGCAAGTTTGAATTCACGACGGAAATCTCTTGCGCTAATACCCCTGTGTAGATAGTTAATCTCAGTTTCTTCTTCCTCCTTGATTGTGTTCTTGCCCTCAATAATCAAAAAGTTTTTGTCTTTTGTTACTGAAAGATTATCAAGACCAAACCCAGCCACAGCCATACTAATCATATATTCATCGTCAGTAATCTGTACGACATTATATGGGGGATAGTTTGTGTTGGTTTGTTGTGAATGCATTCTGTGCAACTCATCAAACATAGTATCAAATCCGATACCAAATTTGTGTAGTTGTGGAATGTCAAGGGAACGAAGGGTTAATGTATTTCTAGTCATAGTTTTCTCCTTATATAAGCAAGTGACTAATTTGTAGACCCGACCATCGGCATCTACGATACGTATTTATTATAATAAAAATACGCAAAAAACTCTACTATTTAGGTTAAAATAGTTTTCTGGGAAGACTCTGGTCACGCAAGTATTTCTGCCATCTACGCTTGGCTAAACCTTTATCTACTTTACGTTGTACTGAAGGTTTGACATATTGTTCACGCTCACGCAATTCCTGTAACAGATTTTGGTCTGTTATTTTCTTTTTGAATTTACGTAGTGCTTTTTCAACGTTTCCGTCCGTGACAATAACTCGTCTTCCTTTTATACTCATATTAGTGATTTTGGTTCTAAAACTTGCTCCCTTGTTATATTTATCTCGGTTACGTTATTTTCTCTGTATTTTTTAGTATTGAACATATGTGGCATCAAGCAACGTTCAATTTCAGTATGTAATCCACGTGCTCCGGTCTTTAGTGTCAAGCAATTTTCAACAATCTGTTCTAATGCATCGTTGGTAAATTCCAACTTGATATTATCAATGCTCAAAAGATATTTGTACTGTTCAATATAGTTGTTTTTAACTTCTGTCAATACTCGTAATAATTCTTCTTTGTTAAGTTCCTTGATACTTACTGTTGTAGTGAAACGTCCAATAAATTCAGGAATCATTCCATACTTTGTTAAGTCATCTGGTGTAACCTCAGTCAAATCACCTTCTACTTTTTTATCTCTGATATCAGCACCGAACCCAATTGTTGTTCCATTCTTACGATTACCAATCAAATCTTTCAATCCAACAAAGGCCCCACCTGATATGAATAATATATTTTTCGTATCAACTTCTAACATATCTCCACCGGGATGCTTTCTACCTCCCGCAGCGGGGATACGACAAACTGTACCCTCTACTAATTTAAGCAATGCTTGCTGCACACCCTCACCTGATACATCACGGGTAATACTAGCACTTTCGCTACGACGGGCAATCTTATCGATTTCATCAACAAACACAATGCCACGTTCTGCTAGTCTAGGATCGCCCCCAGCAGCATTGACCAACATACTAATCATTGATTCAACGTCATCACCAACATAACCAGCTTCAGTTAAACTGGTTGCATCAGCCACAACAAAGGGCACTTTGAGATATTTTGCTACAGTTTTGGCAAGCAACGTTTTACCACTGCCAGTTGGGCCAATGATTAATACATTACCCTTTTGAATATTTAAGTCTTTTGGTGGGTAAGTGATACGCTTATAGTGATTAGCAATAGCCACGCTTAGTACAGTCTTTGCACTATTTTGTCCAACAACATGAATATCTAAATATTCTTTGATACTAGATGGATCATATTTTATTTCCTCTTCAACCTTAGGCTCGCTTTCTGCAATTGAACTATCGTCCTTGATCAGATTATTACAAAGATCAATACAATCACTACAAATAGCAACACCCTCACTTACTATTAATTTTTTAACTTTATCTTTGTGTAGTTCACAAAAGGAACAGTGGTTTATTTTATTTTCTGTGGTCATATATTAATTTATCTTTTTACAATTTGGTTATTATTTTTACCAACGACATTTAATATCAGGAACTACTGATACTTCAATTCTACTAGCACGTTGGACAATGTAATTGAGTTCAGGTTCAATCACCACTTTTAATACGCCCGTTTCAAACTCATTACCAAAAATTGTTAGTGTTATAGTGTCACCAATGTTATAAAAACTAGATTTTCTTCCGTTGACGGAATCGGGAACATAGCATGTTTGATATAACATCTTGCCTTGATTGTCACTTATCTCTAGCATTATTCTTACTTCCCTGTCACTTAGCATACTATTTTTAATTCTACGTAGCATGGGTATATCATTAAATTTATATACATTTTTGCTACCGATTAAAAAGTCTTTGGGATTCTTTGCCATAATGATTACATTACTAGGAGCAGGATGAATTAAGCCAAGCAAACCAACTCTATCTTCTATTAAAGACATTGCTTCATTCATTGAAACAATGTAATCATAGTTCCATTTCAATGAATAAGGAATATTAAAGGTAGCATTGCGGTAGCTATCAACAGTTAATGTATAGGGCTTTTGTTCTACTATAAAAGCATTTTGTGGATAGGTACTCAACACCATATCAAGCAGTTTATCACCCTTTTGCTTTTGGTCTATGAACGATGATAATGCAGCACCGGCTCTTTCACCATTAATAGTTTGATTAGTCTGTCCAGTACTCAGTACTTGATTGAGTAGTCTACTTTCGGAAACTAATACATCTAGTGTAATTCTGATAGTAGAACCATTTTGTTTTATATCAATGATTTTAAAATCATCAACATATCCTGCACTAAACAATGATATGTTATCTTTCTCTAATTTACCTGAGTTAGTTTGCCGCTCACTTAGTACAATAGCACCTGCCTGTTGTTGAACAGCAGTACGGAAAGCAGTTTCTTTAGCTTGTTCAATCGTAGTACCTTCACCAACTACACGAATATATTTGTTGTCGGCAAGTACATTATTAACAAATAAGAAACATGCTACCAAACATAGTAGCCGTAGCATGTTTAATTACTTTTAAATTTTTTACGCAATGTTTCAGCAGCACGTTCACTGTCTTTGTCCCAGCGAATAGTAACCAATACTTCCTGATTACCAACTACTTCTTCATTGATTTTGACAAAGCCCTTAAGTATTGCTTGTGAACTTGTACGAATTGTTTCAGTAAGTTGATGTACTGTTTCGTTGTTGTTTTCACGCAAACTGATAGTTGCAGCTTCCTTTTCAGACATTTCTACAGTTTTGTTATCACTATTACCGGACTTAACTTTGTCACTTGCTTTTTCAAGGTTCTTAGCAATAGTGTTTGTTACACGGGTAGTAGAAATATCTTTAGCAATAAACTCTGACACTTGTGCATTAGCCCGTAATTCAGCAACAGTCAATGCAGTTTTACGATTGTTTGCAGTATTGCCGAATGATGTAGCAGTTGCAGTAGATTCAATACCAACAACTTCACAATCGTTTGGCCTAAACATATGCCAAGTGCAATTTGTTTCAATTTTGATTTTCTCACCAGCAAATGATGTAGAAAGTTTCTGTGTTTTTACAGCACCTTCACCTTCATTTTTAGTTGAGGCACAGCCAGTAAGTACGATAGCAATCGCAATAGTAGCGAGTTTAAGTTTCATGGATGACTCCAGTTAGTTGATAATAGTAGTAGTATATACTACTTTGGATTAAAAATCAATTGTTTTTGGACAAGTATTCTTCAATTTGTTGTTTTTCGGAATCAGACAATAACTCAATATCATACTCACCTTTTTCTATTTTTTCAACCAAATAATTGATATATTCTTGGTCGTAAAGGTAACTGGTTGACTGTTCTTTATTGATAACAATCCATCTGGTTCCGTCAAATTTGTAAACCTTATTTGGTAAAGAATCAACACGTACAAATGTATCACCTTTGGTAGCAATAGTAGGAAATGCTGTTCCAAAACTAGTTTTACTTTCTCTACCCGAATCTGCAACTAATTTTAATATATCTGGGCGCATACCCAATAACACATCTTTATGCATATGCTTGTTGTCAAACATTACATAACCCCCCTCTAATTCCTGATAAGGAATAGTATTAGATTCCATAGTGTCAGGTAATTCAACTTTGGGTACGTCAAAGTCTGGACCAGTCTGCACCCATTCTCCATCTACTTTAATTGCTTCAAAATTTGGAGCATCTTCAATCATTGGCTTAGCTGGAATATAAGTAATTTCTATTGGTTCTACACCTAGTGTATTGTCTGATACATCACACTCTTTGTTTGGGCAGAATGGTCCAATACCCGGGGCAATCATTAATGGTGTGCCACACTTATAGCAAGGATCTAATGTGTCATCACTTGGTTCCGGTTTATATACTTGTGGACCAACTGGTTCTACTCCGGGAGGGGTATCACTTCCTCTAGGTGTAAACAAGTATGGATGATCCTTAAGATCAAATTCTTTTTCACTAATTACTTCTCCTATCGGTAGTTCTTCTTTTGCCCGTTCACGTAATTGTTCTAATACTTCATCACTGATAGGTCCATCATCTGCTTCATATGCAGGCTCATCTTCGTCATCCCAGTCTTTACTTTGATTAGCAGCTAACACTAGCATCAATGCTAATGGGTCAAATACAATAACAAGTAATATAATAACCCAACGTACAGCACGTTCTAAAATATTAGCATCAGGGTTATCACCATATAGTAATGCTGCGATATATTTTATTGGTCCAACCTCTGCTTCGACCTTACGTACCTCGGCGGCAATAGGCGCACGTTCATCGTTAAGTCCCGCGATAGACTTCTGCGACTGTAGTATTTCATTTTGAAGGCGAGTACGTTCTTTCTGCTGGGACTTTCGCATAGCCACAGCTTTTTCGGCACCCGTTTCTGTTGTTGAGCGGCCCAGTATTTGGTCCACTCCCTCATCCATCTGTTTAAGTGCCTTACGGTTTGCTTCAATATTCTCTTTTTCGGTTTTGATTTTTTCATCATATATTGCTATCTTAGCTTGTACATCACCTGATGTAACACCTTGATCCATGTGTGCTTTACTTAAAAAGCCAAAGATACCCATACTTGTAATCAATGCTATAGCCATTACAGCTGGCACTAAGTAGAGTTTGAGTAGTAAGCCAGCACGATGCCAATATTTACGCAACCATACTGTTGCAGTGATTTTAGCAAGTTCAAGTGCTGAACCCATAATGATAACCGGAACTACTGCTCCAGCAAAGATAGTAGTTAATCCAATAATACTATACCATGCGGCAATAGTGCTAAGTGTTAATGCTACTAATAAGGTGAGGTTGGAAAAACTGAATATTCTTTTAAGCATTAGTTATTTAGTCTGTAATAGACCACCTAAATAGTCATTGAAATAATTGACCGTAGATATCAATAAATTGTTCTAAATTTAGTATTAATTTTTGTGGAATGCCAGGACCTTGATAAGCCAAGTAGGTAACACTTGCGCCACCACGGAGTTCATCTTGTTCTCTTACTTGGATTATCTCCATACGATTACCATCTTCAAAGGTATATGACTTACCCACTAAAGGATGTGTCATACTACGTGACCGGTTACATTATAAATCAAATCATCTAACTGACGTTGATAGTCTTGACCGTTGCGGCGAAGCATCCATATTTGTTCTACCAATTCATTACCATTGTATAGTCCGCGTGAAGGCAATTCTCCACGTTCTTCTAATTCTTCAATTAGGTCCTCAGTTTCAAAGTCACTAATATCAACTTCAACCTCAACTTCGGTGTAAACTGTTTTGTGCATGATTAAGCCTTATTTCTTGTTGTGATAAACATCAAACTGTGACCACTGACCACGCCAGTTGTCGTGTTCACTATCCATACCGTCATCATCAAGTTCACTGCCATCATATGATAAACGATTTACAATTGTATTACCTTCAATATCCCATGTAGTGTATTTTAGTTTGCGAGGATCAAATTCTTCACCATTGGTGTCAATAGTAGTTTGAATACAGCTACCTTTACCACCCTGTGTCCACATTACAAAGTAACCTTTACCTAAGTAGTGCGGGTATAGTTCTTCTACTTCTTCGCTTGCTTCCCAATAACTATCATTATCTCCGTGTGCTTCTTTAACAAAGCCGTCTAAAGTACCCTCATATATTTCTTCACCACTTTCATCAGTGATAGTCATATGAGTATCATCTTCATCAAAGCCCCAGAATGAATGTACATCTTGGTACTCGTAGTAAGGTGCATCAAATTGTGCCTTCTTGGGTGCTTTGTTCTCGTCATAATCATATGACTCATTCATTGCATCAGAGAGGTCATCATTGTGATCCTCGTGACTCCAGTATTCGTATTGTTGTTTACTAATCTTACCTACACCAATTTCACGAGTACGTCCCCAGATACGTATTGTATATTCACCTGCAGGATATTTAGGAAGTATATCACCGGGCATTTCAGCATCTAATGCATCAAGTGCATTTTCAATACCTTTTAATTCTTCTTCCATTTCTTTATCTAATTCTTCTTCAAAGGGCCACTTAGCCGCAACTTGTTCTTCATGTTTATCAGATTCTTCTGATAATTCTTCTTTATCCTCTATCTTAGCCCACTTAGCTTTATTGGCAGCATCCTTTGCGGCTTCTTCAACTCCCACTTCTGTTAGTTCAAGACTACTATCACACATGGGGCAAATCTTAACTGCTTCATCTAACTCTTTGCCGTCTTTATCTACCCAAGCCCATTGAGCATCATACTGTGAACCAGTCCACTTACAATGTGTACACTTGTGAGTGATGGGTGATACATAATCTTCATGTACTTTCCATTCTTCTACAGTATAGGTAATTTCATATCCACCCTTACGGTCAGTCCACCAATCATCTTCATTGAGATAGTCCCATTCAATATCCACATCGTTGTTCCATGCTTCATTGAGTACTTCCTCAACATCTTCCTCACCGGATTCTAGTTGAGCAAGTTTTGCTGCTATCTCATCTTCATCCAATTCAGGATAAATTTCAGTCAACATATCGGCATCAATAACAATGCCATAACGTTTTTCTACTTGATGCCATTCACTTTTAACTACTGATACCATGATTTACTCCAAAGAAATTCTTAATTGACCTTCGTTATAGATATGTAATGCGCCTGCTACTTCTGGTGTAGTGCATTCTACAACCACTCTGCGTTGACCTTCAAGTGTATCAAATACTGATACAACAATACCGGGCCATTTGTAACCGCTAATCTTTTCTACCTTATCACCTACTGCAAGTAATGCCATTATTTTACTCCAAAATGTTTTGTTAATTTTTCACTAGACTTTTCATCTACAAATTTTTTGCATTCGTTGATAATTAATTCAGAAAATTTATGTGCCTTCTTTTTAATTTCAGGATCAACTGAAATATGTTTACCGTCTGGATTTGCTGGATGAATAAATCTTCTAGCAAATCCAGCTTCAACCATAAATTCTTGCAGAAGATCATTCACCTGAGGTCTCCTCAATTTCTTCAACCTCACTAACCTCTTCAATTTCTTCTTCAATCATTATAGCACTTTTATCATCACGAAAGCGAACAAATCGGGGAAATCGTAAACTATATGTACCGTCTTTATTTTTTGTTACTGAATCACATAAGACTTCAGCAGTACGACCAATGATGCTATCGCAGTTATCCCAATAATCATTTCTAGCAGCATCAGTAAACCCACTGCCAACATTGACTGATATATCGACCCCTTGGTCGTGACCGGCGCAAACAAGAGCACCAAGTCGTCCTTTGTTTTTTCCAGTACCCTCTTGAACATCAACTACCTCCAAGTCTACAGTAAGTGTAGGTTTCCATTTCATCCAAGATGTATTACGTTTACATTCGTAATACGAATCAAGGTCCTTAATCATAATACCTTCAAACCCTTGCGCTACATTATCTTTGGCATAGCGTTCTAATTGATTCTTACCAGCAGCGGTATCTAAATTAACTTTAATGCTTGTTAAAAATTCAACATTGGGCATAGTATCAACTACTGGACGCATTTTCTCTAATATCTTAAGACGTTTACTTAATGGTTCTTCATATGTGCCACGATAGAATTCATCAATGGGAATTATATCAAAAATATTAAAAACGCTATCATCAGAATTAACATCTTTTTTTCTACGTGCTTGTTTCATTAATTCTTGGAAAGAACTACTAATAATTTCTCCGTCTAATACAAAGCCTTGCTTCAATGTTCGTTTATTGGTATCAACAATACTTTTAAAATTATCAGCAATTTGATCTTCAATCAAAGTAAAGTTGTCAAATTCTTTTCCGTTACGACTTAAACTTGATACAACTGCACTACCTATATTATTGGGTGTTACAACCATCAATACACGCACACCGTCAAGTTTAGGTTCAAGACGTTTTATGCCTTGCATTTCAGGACGATCTTCACTTGTCGTTGCTAGTTGGCAACCAAATATTGGAATTTCATATTCAGTGCCTTTACAAATCTTGTTGATTGTTTTATCACTTATCCCAGCACGAAGGTCTCTACGTAATACAGGTGCAACAAAATTATTCCATTCAATACTGTCAAAATTCCATGCCATCTTTTTAACAGCTTCAATTGCAGCATTGCCCGTTAATTCACGGGTACTAAGTTTTACTAATAATTCTTGAAACGCATTCCAATCATTAGTGCGATTTTCTAGACCATCTGATTCTGGAATTTGACGAACACCAAATGTAATGTAAGGATTATAACAAGCCTTTACACCTTTTAAAAAATTGATTGCATTTATACTGCCTAGGACACTTGCTGCTAGGGCTTGGCGAAGGACGTCTTCCTTATGAAGGCGACTATCACTCTCGTTTAATTTAATTATCCAACTAGATGACATTTATACAATACTCCTATCTATACTACTATAATACTATTTATTAGGAAGGATGTCAAGTGTTATTTTTGTGATTTACTGATTGATTTGCCCTATCTCTGCATTCTTCTACTACTTCGGTAGGTACGTTTTCGTAATCAGATAGGTCAGAGCATTGATATTCAATAACTACCGTATTAGGATCATCAGTGTTAGCGCATTCTGGATCTACTTTCATCCACAACAGTAACGCAACAACTGATAACCCTGCGATAACTACATTTTTAATCATAACATTATTTATGTCTTTACTAAACTTAGTTTTTCTTCTTTCAAGATTTTAACCATTTGCTTATTGCGTTCATCTTGTTCTTTGCGTTCACGCTTTTTGTCAAGGTTCCGATCAACAGCCATACGGTCATATTCTCGTGCCCACAATACACCTCGCATCCAACAATCGGCACCCTCTAACGTGCCAGCAAATATTACTGCATCACGGCTATAGATGGGCAATACATCACTATCTTTGGGAACTAATGCTACATTGGCACCAAAGCTATCATCATGCTTGTATGCGGCAAACTTTAGCCCAAGTTTATCTGCTCGT